CTTGTGCTCCTGTACTACCTTGACTACCAGTGCTACCTTGTGCTCCTGTACTACCTTGACTACCAGTGCTACCCTGCGCACCTGTATTTCCTTGACTACCAGTGCTACCTTGTGCTCCTGTACTACCTTGACTACCAATTAAATTTGACGCAATAGTTGTTGTTATATACGACAATGTACTGCTTCTCATATACATAGTAAGATTATGTGGCACTACACTAGTCGATTGTGCATATATTTGCACCTGAATTCTACTAGTTAAACTTATTAATGGAATTGTTACTGGTACATACAAATTGTATTGAAATATTTGCGGAGTGGCGTTATACGTAATAGTAGTACCCCCATTATATGATCCATCTGCTATGTTAGTTAGAAAACTTCCAGCTGCGTCTGTTTGATTAATTTTAGTCCAATATACTACTGCTCCGCTAGCGTCGGTGTCGGCATAAATAAAAGTTTGCCATTGGCCTGCAATAACCGCAGTTGTTAATAAATAATTTGGAGGAGTTATGAAATCACCTATTAATGTTGGCGATCCTGGAATTGCACCACTTATATCAGTTTGAGGTACTGCTGAACCGGGTATAACTAGCAAATTTCCTGAAATATCTGGAATGCTACTGGAGGAAGAATCAAAATATAAGACTGTTCCGCTTGAAACACCATTTATTCCTACGCTACCCTGTGCACCAGTTGCACCCTGTTCGCCAGTACTGCCCTGTGCGCCTTGAATACCCGTTGCACCTTGCAACCCAACACCTGTAACACCTACAGCACCTTGACTGCCTTGTGCTCCTTGCATACCCCTAGGTCCAGGAGGACCACCTTTTGATTTGCAACATTGAATTTGGCTTAAATATTGTGAGTAATTTGACATATATTATATGATGGTATAATATATTCAAGCCCCTAGCTTGCATAGTAATGTTAGTGAAGGATGTTTACGTAGAAGGAAGACACGACAAACACAAACGTATCGTTCCGAGCGATGCCACATCATATTTAACCACTAAAGGCAAATCATTCTCCAAATAAATCTCAATTTGAGAACACAAATTCGTGCATTTAATAAAATACCCTAAATTCTTCAAAGAAAACTCACCTTGAATCACCTTACTAGACTCTTGCTTCAAGATAAATCCCATTGATCCGTCAGATTCGGCACGATGAATTTCAGCCGATGCAAATTGACCAGAACATTTAAATATCAATTCATTACCGACCGATTTAATCTCCAACTTGTCAGAAATACATGATAAATCGCGAATAATCTTTTGGAAATCCGCCGATGGTAAATTAATAACCGACGAAAATTTCACATCAGGATACTCCAATTCATCAGGTTCGGGTTCAATCAATCTCAACTTTTGAGTCTTACATTGTTTAATCTCTCCATTTTCGAATTTCAATGCTAAATGTGAGACGATCCCATCCGCATAATCCGCATTTTCAATATAAATAGTCAATGTGTCATCATTGTCTATCGAATTAATTAATTTGAATAAATGAAACATATTTACACCAATAATAATTTTCTCTTTTTTGCACTCATAAAACTCGAAATTTTTCGCTTCCAAAAATAAATGCGCTAAAATAGTATGCGACTTGTCCATATTAATAATACGAATTCCATCAGGTTGAAAACTAATATTTGTTTCTAAAAGAATATCTTTCAATGCCGTCATGAGTGTTCTAAAAGGAGCAATTTGTACAGTTTTAATTGTCAATACATTATTATCTGTATTAAAACTCTTTGAAGAAGTTGACATATTAGTTAATTTTTATCAAAAATCTTTAAATGCTTATGTCTTGAAAATATTAATTATTCGAATTTGAACGAATTGTTTTTTTGCTTTTTTCTACACAAAAAATATAATATATAAAAGGCATTTAAAAACTTACACGCATGTTATTATTAAATGTCTAGTAGCGAAGAAATAAAAATAGCAGCAACACATAACGTCCAAACTTATTTCGATAAAATCCAAGAGTTATTTCAAAAATATGAAAATGACCCATATATGGCTCAACGCTTACATTTTCATGTAACCAGCATTTTGCCGTCTACACTTGAAAACGAATCAAAAAATTATGAAAAACGCGTTTTACGTAATCACTTTTTAACCAATGAACAACAAGTATTTATTCAGGTATTTTTGAGCAAAAACCAATACTTTTATTTACCAAATAACAATTGTTTTTATCAATACAATGGACAAAAATATAGTGCGGTGAAAGAAGACGATATTCAATTCCAATTACTATCTTCTATTTCTAATGATAGAACGTTGATGCAATGGAAATACAAAACAAAGATTAACATTATTAAACAGATTAAAGATCGTCACCTTTTCAGTGAAAAATTTAAACCAGAAACTGATACGATTCAACATATATTGAAGTTATTGTGCTCTACTTTGTTTACAACCAAAAATCAAGTGAAATATTTTTTGACTATCATTGGGGACAATATTCTTAAAAAAAGTAGCAATCTCATTTTTTTGACAAAGCCGAAAACAAAAAAAACAATAGTAGAACTGGAAAATATTGCATATATTACTATTGGAATGCAAAATATTACTCATAATTTGGTAACTAAATATCACGAAAATTATAACTATGAAAATTGCCGTTTATTAAAAATACGTGATAACATCGATACGGATATATGGAAGGATATATTACGACAAAATGGGCTCGATCTATTATGTGTTGCAGCACATTATTCAAATCGTTATGGATCTTCTGAAAATTTTATTATTCAAAATACCGACGAATCCCTAAATAACTACACTCTATATTTGAAAAGTAATAACATAAATAGCATAGTTGATAATTTTTGTAAAAACTCGATAGATAATGTGGTGTCGACAAACACATCAGATAATGATACCTCTATTACTCCTACCCCTATATCCACACCTACAACTACACCCACGCCAACCACTCCATCCAAGTTTAGTATCAACTGGAAAAATATGCACTACATGTGGAAACAATATATTTCTGCTAATTCTCTACCAAATATGATGTATTCTAGTGCTTTGAAAATTTTATTAACCGAACGTTTACAATATGATGCTTCTGCTGACACATTTTACAACGTAACTAGCAAATATTTACCAGCAGTAAGTGACTTTATTCGGTTTTGGGATAAAAATATTGTTGTTTCTGCTACTCTGCTGAATGAATTCGATAATGAATTTGAAATAGACGAATTGTGTGATTTATTTAAAAAATGGGCATGTAATAAAGCAAACAATTGTTGCTCTAGTGGAACTATTGGCGAGCATGATGTACTCAAAATTATTAAACATTTTTTTCCAACCATTGAAATTATAGAAAAGAAATATGTGCTAAATGTTTCTTGTGTTTTATGGGATAAATTGGTCGATATAAATGCATCTATTGCCATTACAAAGGCACAATTATTGGATGCTAGCACTAATAATGCGGCGAGTTCAAATACAAATCTACTCCATTTAGTACCATTTGATGAAATTTACGACAATTATTTCAATTATTGTACTAAAAATAAAACGGCATCCAATTCTTCGAAATTCGTCGTCAGTAAACGTTATTTTGAAAAATATTTGGATATCACCTTTTCGGAATTTATTGAATTTGATACTTTTATCTCTAGTAACTGGTATATGTCGACTATGTAAGTACGGCGACTATGTAATGTGTAATTAGATTACACATGACATCATATATTCCTTCGACTCGCTACGCCACTTGCGCAGTGTCTACGTTTTCCTCCAACGAACGCTTATCGTCGTCTGCTCCCTCTTCGTCTTCGTGTCCTGCGTCCACCATTCATTCCGGTGGCATAAAGTTGAAGATTTACACCACTTGAACTATTGTCCCCAGATACGGATGCGGGTTGACTAACAAACGGACTGCTAGCAGAGCTCCCACCGCGTTTGTTGGATCGCGATCTTCTCGATTTAGAACCAACCTTGATAAATCCGAATTTACCTTTCTTGGTGACATAACCCGCCTTAACTAAACGCTTTTCTTTCTTGGCACTATTGTGCTTAGATTTGGAAACTATGCGTCCGTTCTTGTTTTGCAAGAGGCTATCCTTCTTAAGTCCACCGGTTGTTTTGTATGCAGTTCCGTGAACAACTTGGGCTCTTGATCCAACCAACATCTCATATTTTTTCCCATGAATGTGGTACATTCCGTGTGCGTCTTTAGTATAACGAGTCATTATACTATTATTAGAGAAAATAATAATAATGATGAAGAGATTATTGCTATATCCCTTCTTCTTTTTGGAAAAATATGTGACGCATAAAATATATATCTCCCCTAAAATTTATTTTTACCACTTAATCTTCCAATCCCTCCCGGTTGACCTTCATATCTACCTAAATATTGTGTTCTATTTAACGTTCCTGTTGTCGCACTATTACCGAATTGTATGGTTCCTCCAGGCGATGTTCTTATTGCACTCACTACACGATTTGTTTGTGTTAATGTCTGATCTACGTCCGCATTGCTATTCAATACTTTACTATTTATTGGTTCAGGACATTTGTATGGCGGACATGTAATATTGTAGATTGGTATCGTCGGATATTGAAAATAAATAATGACTACACCATCCGCACCAACCCCATATAAATTATAAGATACATCCGCGCTGGGACTTCCTCCACCACCACCCCCACTTCCATAAGATGTTGCAGATGTACCATTTCCACTTGCATAGAAGGAACCATTTCCACCATTTCCCGCCCCAGTACCCCCTAAACCACCATTATTACCAACACCACCAGCTCCGCCGCCGCCACTAGATGAACACACTATAGTAGTATATCCTCCATATAAACTAATATTTTGACCATTTTGACCAGGATAACCAGGCACAGCAGTACCGGGACTTGCAGCACCAGGTAATCCTGGAGCATCCAATATTATAGTAGCTGCCGCACTATAAGTGTTACCATTTGATTGTGAAGGGAATGCACCATAACTGCCATATCCAGCTATTATTTGTTGACCGAAATTAGCTCCATTTACTATTCCTGAAGTATTTCCATTTATACCTATTCCGTCCCCTATAGGACCACCCCCACTACCAGCTATTGCAATAATAGGAATATTAGCATTCATGTCTATAGTTCCTTGCATTATACCTCCACTTCCACCGCCGCAACTAGTTAGTCCAAAATTGTTAGATTCACCACTCGCACCACCCCCAACTATTAGAAAATTTATCGTCATATTTGTATTCGTGATAAAAGTACCTATTCCTACTGGAAATATATATGAGACATAATTATTAGGATAATTAGTTATAATAGGTGACCCTGTTGTTGTAATATTAGGTAAAGGCAAAATGTTCTCATTATGTTTATTAATATTACAATTTTTTATACACCTCGCAAATGAATTATTTCCTGGGCCAAAAAATAAAGGCATAATTAGTATTGTTATAATATAATATCACATTTATTTCTAATTTACATTTTCATTACAATACATTTCTTTTTTTAATAAAATTGAAATTGATTTAAATCCAAAATGGGATGATATATTATTAAGAAATGAGTGCAATGAATGCAAAAGATACTATTTTAGCGAATAAATACCAACAAAAGACAGACAAACAACATATTCTGGACAATCCAGACACATATATTGGGTCCGTTGAACACATCGAATCAGTCCAGTGGATTCTAAACGACGAGGGTAATAAAATTGTGGAAAAAAACATCGCCTACATTCCAGCATTATTCAAATTGTTTGATGAAGGTATCGTCAACTGCCGCGATCATGTCATCCGCATGCAACAAGCCGAACATAATTCTATTCCAAACAGCTTACCAGTCACATATATTGACATATCTATTCAGGATGACGGAACTATTACTATGACGAATGACGGGAATGGAATCGATATCGCTCAACATCCCGAATACAATATTTGGATTCCAGAGCTCATTTTCGGTCATCTTAGAACCTCTACAAATTACGATAAAACAGAGAAAAAAATTGTTGGTGGTAAAAATGGATTTGGATTTAAATTGGTGTTAATTTGGTCAACTTACGGATATATTGAAACCATCGATCATGTGCGTGGACTAAAATACACCCAGGAATTCCGCAATAATTTAGACGTGATTGAAAAACCGAGTATTACCAAGTGCAAAAGCAAACCATACACCAAGATCGTGTTCAAACCCGACTATGCTCGTCTAGGTATCCCTGGTCTAACTCCAGATGTCATTGCACTCTTGAGAAAACGTGTATTCGATGTCGCCGCGGTCACAGATAAATCATTAAAGGTCAAATATAACTCCCAGCTTATTCCTGTTAAGAATTTCCAACAATATATCGATATGTATGTAGGTGGTAAAGACGCAGTTCCGCGTGTGTATGAAGAGGCAGGACCGCGGTGGGAATACGCTGTAGCTCTGTCACCAACTCATGAATTCATCCACGTGTCATTTGTAAATGGAATTCATACTGCCAAAGGAGGAAAGCATGTAGAGTTTGTTCTGAATCAAATTACGAGAAAATTAGTCGCCTATATTGAAAAGAAGAAGAAGGTTGTTGTAAACGCCAATAGCATCAAAGAACAGCTCATTTTATTCATGCGATGTGATATTGAAAATCCGTCATTTGACAGCCAGACCAAGGATTTCATGAATACACCTTCTGCAAAATTCGGGTCTACATGCGCAGTAAGTGATAAATTTATTGAAAAATTGGCAAAGATGGGTGTGATGGACGCGGCGTGTGCCCTTACAGAAGTAAAAGAGAATAAGGCTGCAAAGAAAACCGATGGTACCAAATCCAAGAATGTTCGTGGCATTCCTAAGCTCATTGACGCGAACTGGGCTGGAACTGAAAAATCAAGTCAATGTATCATCATCTTTTGTGAGGGAGATTCAGCAAAGGCTGGTATCGTTTCTGGATTGTCTTCCGAAGACAGAAACACGATTGGCGTGTATCCTATGAAGGGGAAGATATTGAATGTGCGTGGCGAGCTCGTCAAGAAAATCGCAGAAAATAAGGAAATCGCTGAAATCAAAAAAATATTAGGACTAGAAACAGGTAAAGAATATGCGTCGATAAATGACGTGAATAAGTCGCTACGTTATGGTCGTGTACTCTTTATGACTGATCAGGATTTAGATGGATCGCATATCAAAGGATTATGCATTAATTTATTCCAATCAGAATGGCCTACTCTATCACATATTCCTGGATTTATCGGTTTTATGAATACTCCTATTTTGAAAGCGAGAAAAGGCGCGCAAGAAATGATATTTTATAGCGAAGGCGAATATCAATCTTGGAAAGAGGATAATGATTCTAATGGGTCCAATGGTGGATCCAAGGGATGGAAAATTAAATATTATAAAGGGTTGGGTACCAGTACTGGTAAAGAATTTAAAGAATATTTTGCGCATAAAAAATTGGTTGGATTCGAGCATACTGGTCAAGTAAGTGATGATGCGATCGATATGGTATTCAATAAAAAACGTGCTGATGATAGAAAGGAATGGTTGGGTGGGTATGATAGAGAAAGTTATTTGGATACAAATCAGACGATGGTTCCTTATGAGGAATTTATTAATAAAGAACTTATCCACTTTTCAAAATACGATTGCGATAGAAGTATTCCTAATTTGATGGATGGACTGAAAATTAGTTTGCGGAAAATATTGTATTCAGCTTTTAAAAAGAATTTGACGACTGAAATTAAGGTTGCACAATTTACTGGATATGTGTCTGAGCATTCAGGGTATCATCATGGTGAGGCGTCGTTAAATGGCGCGATAGTCGGAATGGCGCAAAACTTTGTCGGGTCGAACAATATTAACTTGTTGATGCCAAACGGACAATTCGGTACTCGTCTGTCTGGTGGAAAGGATAGTGCTTCTGAAAGATATATTTATACCCTTCTGAATAAAATCACACGTAATATATTCCCGGAAACCGATGATAAAATATTGAAATATTTGAATGACGATGGACTGCTTGTAGAACCGCTATATTATGCTCCTATTATTCCGATGTTATTGGTCAATGGATCCAAGGGGATTGGTACTGGATTTAGTACTGATATTATGTGCTACAATCCTACTGATATTATTCGATATTTGAAACTGAAATTGACTGGTGCAACGCTAGCGGCAGCTGCTGCAACAACAGCAGAGCCAGTAGAATTCATGCCTTATTACGAAGGATTTACTGGAACTATTAGTAAGATTACAGATAGTAAATATTTAATCAAAGGAAAGTATGAAAAAATGGGGGCAGATAAATATCGTATTACAGAATTACCTGTTGGATCTTGGACAGATGACTTTAAAGAATATCTGGAAACACTGACTGAAACAACGGATAAAGCTGGTAAGAAGATTACTCCTGTTGTCAAAGATTATGATGATATGAGCAAAGACACCAATGTTGATTTCATCATTACGCTACAAAAAGGGAAGGGTGAGGAGTTGGAAGCCATTGCCCTAGATAATGGCTGTAATGGGTTTGAAAAGATGTTTAAATTGTTTACTACAAATACCACTACAAATATGCATTTGTTTGATGCGAATGATAAATTGAAAAAATATGAGGCGGTTAGTGAAATTATTGACGACTATTTTGAAACCCGTTTGCAATTGTACAAGGTTAGAAAAGACTTTATGATTGGCGCTCTTGAAAAGGATTTAGTTTTATTGTCGAATAAAGTTACATATATTAAGGAAGTGTTGGAGGGAACTATTGATTTAAGACGAAAAAAGCGTGATGAAGTCATTAAGATGTTGTCACTAAAAGGATATGATGTTATTGATGACGATGCTGATTATAAATATTTAACGAAATTACCGATGGATAGTGTAGCGGAAGAAAACGTAGATAAATTAGAACAGGAACATCACCAAAAAACGGATGAACTTGTGCATGTTAAATCGACCACTATCCAGCAAATGTGGCAACAAGAATTAACTGCATTAGAGACTGAATATTCTAATTATAAAGAGGCTAGAGAACGCATTATGTCTGGCGAATCAAAGAAGATTGCTAAAGCGGTTAAGAAAACTATGACATCTTCTTCTACTAATGCGGTCAATGTAAAAAAATCGAAGCTTAACGTAGTTGTGTAGGGTATATTGTTATGTATCGTGTAGTTGTATATTGTGTATTGTGTATTATATTGTTTTTTTTAACAATATAATTTGTTGGAATGCTTATTTAGTTTGACTTATTTTACGATCTTATGCGATCCGTAGACGAAGTCGAAGGCGTTCAAACATCACCTATATATTCAAGGATCGGATGCATATTTTATAATTATATCAACTCTAATTTACCTTCTAAATGGATTCCATGAGAGAAAAAGTAATCGAACAAATTAAAACCAAGGTTTAAGGATGAGCTGTTTATCGTTATTTTTTGCTAAAATAGGAGGCGCCATTGGTTTATACATAGTGGAAGCATCGCTTATATATTTATGGTACCCTTGTGCTTCTCCATAAACTTGAGGGATGCAGTAATCCCACACCATTCGGTTTAATTCGTATATTTGTTTATTAACATGGGTCGGCTGATTTGCTGCATGTTGTAGAAAAATACTGCGCATAATAATTTTAAGTGTGTCTTCATCTTGATTACTTATCGTATATTGCCCGTTTGATCTCTTATATACTCCGGTTCTTATACCATTTTGGATAATAGTAATGTTTTTGGAAGAGAAAAACCCATCGGAAAGAGCAGTGTTGTCCCAGATGCCAGCAGTGGGATCTCTGTATGTAGCACATTGGTTGACTGGAATTTTATCATACATTTGGAATAAGTCCTTCATTCTAGGTCCATTTATATCTACTCTACCATTGGAACTTCTTTGCATTTATATTACTTCTATAAAAAAAATATATCCTTTTATTTTATAGATATGGCAAGTTTTCAAGGGATCGTTATAATAGTTGCAGTTCTTCTTCTAATTATATCGTTAATTCTAATTGGTGTCTTGTTAGTTAAGAGCAAAAATACCGAGCAATGGCCTCCATTGGTAGGGGATTGTCCAGATTATTGGATTGATACGTCAGGTAATGGATCCAATTGTGTCAATTTGAAAGATCTAGGAACATGTAATGCAATAGCTGGAGATGGAAAACATCTCACTATGGATTTCTCTGTAGCTCCATATACTGGAGCTGACGGGCTATGCCAGAAATATAGCTGGGCAAACAGCTGTGGAATTACGTGGGATGGGATCACTTCTGGCGTGACGAACCCCTGTACACCTCCAGTACCTCCTGCTTAAACATATTCCTTGTAAAGCAACGGCGTAAGCCGAAGTTTTCGGATTAAGCTCCGTAACGTTAGTGAAGGAGCTTGCTGTGAGCCGTAGTCATGCGCAGCATTGTCGAAGGAGTAGAACTTCGAAGGAGTTCTCCAAGAAAAATAAAAATATGCAAATATAATAAATTGGTAGGCGTTACTTAAAAAAGAGTACTACGCCTTTCCATATAAAATTTATTATATTATTCAACGGAATTCAAAGAATTTGAAAATAAATCGAAAAGAAACAGAAAAAGAATCCAACGGACTTAAAATAACAGAAAAAGGCACTGATCACTGAAAAAAAGACACTACCGCTTTAAGTTACTTTGTCCATTTATTATATATTTTGCAAATAAAAAGTCCAAAAGTATTCCAGAGTTTGAAAATTGGACAAATATATTTGTCCATTTTTTGAATTCTTAAAAAAGTCTTGGAAAAACGAAAAAAAAATAAGCCAAAGCATAATTTTTGCATGCTTTTACATTTTGTGAGCATAAGAAAAAAAAAATGAAAAATAAAATAAAAAAAAACGATTTAGGAACTTTTTATGTCAGTATAATATATACTGACAATGACTGACATTTCTAGTACCGAAAATATTTTGAATTATTATTGTAAAATATGTGACTACACTACGTCACGTAAAAGCCAATACGATAGACATAATTTAACAGCTAAACATTTAATACTGCAAAATAAACTTACCAATATTACAGCAAATATTACAGAAAATGTTCAAATATGTACTTGTTCATGTGGCAAAGAATATAAACATCGTCAAAGTTTATTTACACACAAAAAGAAATGTACTATATTAAATCAAGAAGAAGCGGCAATGAAAGAGTTAAAAGAAAAGGAAAATGTAGGAATCACATTAAAAATGACAGATATACAAAATGCAATACCTAATATGGATATAAGTTTAATATTTGCTTTTATGAAAGACACTCACGAATTCAAACAAATTATGTTGGAACAGAGTAATATTATATTAGAACAAAACAAAATCATGTCCGATTTAGTAGGAAAAGTAGGCAACAACACTACCATAAACAATACACAAAACAATCATTTTAATCTGCAGTTTTTCTTGAACGATACATGCAAAGGTGCGATGAATGTAAAGGATTTTCTGAATTTCATCAATGTAGATTTGGAAGACATCGAATACATAGGAACACATGGGTATGTAGCAGGAATTTCCAGGATCTTTACCAAGAATCTAGCAAGGTTGGGCAAGTATGAGAAACCAATTTGGGTAACGGATGAAAAGAGAGAGACGATCATGTATAAAGAAGACGGAGAATGGAAGAAAGACGATGATCATATAAAAATGAATAAAATATCAGTAGCAATAGAATTCAAATGCATAAAAGCACTCACACTATGGAGAGAGTTAAATCCAGATTGGAGAGAAGACGAAAAGAAAGGCGAGTTTTTAAATATAATGAACGGGTGTGTATTTGGAGGTGAATTAAAAACCAAAACCATATTTTATCATCCACCAGATAAAGATCAAAAAGCAAAGATAGTGAGGAACATGATTCAGCATTTGAAAATTCCTAAGAAAAACTAGAATTGGTGAAATCAACATAAAAAGAATAGTAGTAGAAGTATAAGATGGATCAATTAAATATGAATAGTCTTCTTAACAGAGAAGAGAGTGTATCCAAATTTAAAGACATATTAAAAAACTTTGAATTAAACAAACAAAATGTATTATTTAAAAAAGGGATATACGTTTATGGCGAACCAGGCACGGGAAAAACCACATTCGTCATGAATTTATTGAAAGAATTGGATTACGATGTAATCAGATATGACGCGGGTGATATACGCAATAAATCCATTATTGATACTATTACAAAACATAACATGTCTGATAAAAACATCATGAGCATGTTCCATAAAAAAGTCAAGAGAATCGCCATCGTTATGGATGAAATCGATGGCATGAATAACGGAGATAAAGGAGGAATTAACACATTGATTAAATTAATACGTCCCAAAAAAACCAAAAAACAGAAGTTGGAGGAAATTACATTAAATCCAATTATTTGTATCGGTAATTATCACATCGACAAAAAAATCAAAGAGTTGATGAAAGTGTGCAATACTATTGAATTATGTAGTCCAACAAATGCACAAATAACTTCTATTATTACTCCTTTAATGCCAAATATGAATGATGTTTTAATGCAAAGCATTGTTAAATTCGTGCAATTTGATTTACGAAAACTAAAAAACATTTGCGAAATTTATAAAAACAAACAAAACATGTTAAATACTGAAATGATACAAAATATATTTCAAATAAAATCGTATAATGACGATACCAAAAAAATCACACAAAAATTGATTAACAATCCATATTCGATAGATCAGCATTTAACCATTATGAATGAAACAGATAGAACCATAGTAGGGCTGTTATGGCATGAAAATATTATTGATGTATTAGGAAAAGTAAACAAAAAGATATCCGTCCCTTTCTACTTAAAATTATTACAAAACATGTGTTTTGCTGATTATATTGATAGAATCACATTTCAAAAACAGATATGGCAATTTAATGAGATGAGTTCTTTCATTAAAACATTCAAAAATAATAAGTTATATCACGACACATTTAAAAAAAAACCAAAATATAATCCACTGGAAGTGAGATTTACAAAAGTATTAACTAAATATTCTACCGAATATAACAATTCTCTGTTTATTCAAAATTTATGTCAGCAATTAGGAATGGATAAAAAGGATTTATTCTCATTTTTTCTAGATCTGAAAAACAAATATGACGATACTGAAATATTAGCACTTTTTGAAAATTATGAAATTACAAAATTAGACATTAATCGCATGTATAGATATTTAGAAAAATATACAAAGGTGGATGCAGTGGAAGAGGATGAATGCTTGGAAGAAAAAAGTGACATAGATGAATAAAAATAGCATAAAAACAACAAAACCCAACCAAAAAATATAATAACCACATGGTGATCATGTAGTTATTTTGTAAAAAATAATAAAATGCAAAAGAATTATATCGATCTAATAGCACAATAGTTTTTCGTAGCCCAGCATTCCTTTGTATCGCTATTTATGGTAATCGAATGGTACATGTGTCTTTCAAATTCATCAGGAGATGCAAAAAACATGGTAGGAGGTTGTGGTCCCGTCTCTCCTGTACATAATGTAACCTTAAAATATAAGTCTTCGTGTTTCGAACCAATGAGGTGATGATGATAACGCTCTCCTGTAATGGCGTTTCTGATGGGACATCCTTGACTCCCAGATGCATAAAATGCAATCTTTTTGGATTTCAAATAGGATTTATTATTTTTGTCCACTGAAACCTTTCTAGTAATTTGTATGTATCCCTTATCACTTTTGTTCATTTCAGCCATTAACTTGTTCACCTTCTTCTTTTGAGAGTCAAGTGAAAACGCATCTTCGTCCGCATTGGTGGGATCAAACCTATCTTCATAATACATGTTCTACTGATTATAATTTTATATTCGACATTGGGTTTAAGTCTTTTACATTTTAAATGTTTATTACTTCTGGTGGTTTAGGTGGCTCTATTTTATTCTCCGCCTTTTTTTCCGCCTTTTTTTCGGCAATTTTTGCAGTTATTAATGTAGATATTTTCCCCTCGAGATATTTCATTTTTTCTTTCAATGTATCATTTTCTGTCATCAAATCCTTCACTCTTTTCTCATAATTTGCAAACACTTCATGTGGATTTACGAGTACATTTTGAGGCGGTCCGCCATTCACGCCTGGTTGTTGTATTATTGTCATGCCAGGATTTTTCTGCAAAATCTCCTGTTGTTGTTGTTGTTGTTCTAGTTGTTTCAAATATTGTTGTTTCATCATTTCTTCACGCTTGGCGGTAATTTCTTGTGTTTGTTTCACAACATCAGGTTTATTTTCAGGCCTACCAGGTTCATATTCGGCTAAAAGGACATCAATAGACTCCATAAAAAACTCACGAATATCAGGTTCCTTGACAAAATCGTCTACTTTAACATCGGATAATTTTACAAAAGGATTGTTGGCCCCCTGACCAAGTAATGTTTTTTTGTCGAATGAATTGTGCACATGTGAAAACACCAAGATAGTTTTGAATGGATTCATTTGAACAAACGGGATCGTGTATTCCTTCAAGAAATGTTTCTCTTCTGCTAGCGCAGCATCGTTGTCGTATTGAGTTTGTTTTAACAATTCGCGACGAAACGCAAATGTAGCGGCGGTGGAATGATTCGGTCCATAAGGTCCAAATTTATGCATCTCATTGATATGTTTAAAATATATAAACATTTCGCTGCTGCCAGCACATAAAGCATGTGGATTCTTTTTCAATGTTTCCACAGCATGAGATACACGTTCGGGAGGATAGTAGTCATCGTCGTCCATATAAACAATGATATCACCCTTTGATTTTTCATGCATCAGATTTCTCTTTTTTCCTAAATACATTTTCTCGTCATATTTGAAATATTTTATTTGCGGGATATGAGATACCAAATCTTCAATTTTGTCTGTTCCGTCATCGATAATAATCCATTCCATTCTTTCTTTAGGATAAGTTTGATGTTGAAAACATTTAATGATATTTTTAATAAATGGTCGACGATTAAATGTGGGGGTGCATATGCTCACAAAAGGCATGCTTTGGAGTTCCTTGTATTGTTTGATAGTAAGTTTTCTTTTACCATCCGCTGAATTAGACATGGTATATATATTTATAATACAAGTTTTTATTTATATTATAATTTGCTATATACATCTTTTGTAAGAAAACGTAGTTGCCGAAGGCAAGCCGAAGTTTTCGGATTAAGCTCCGGTTGTTCGCCTTCGGCGAACCACTTGGTGGGCACGTAGTGCCCACTGAGAACGTTAGTGAAGGAGCTTGGAGTATTCCTATATTGCTCGCGAACTCCTTCGGATGTGGTGAGCAGTAGATTATGAAATATGTTATGATTCATAAATAATATAATATATTATTATATTATTATGGGATATATTACACTTATTTTATCAGGTTCGTTGGTGACAGATCCCGCTTTGGATTTTATAGATGGTTCTGGTAATCACTACTCCAATATCTCTCAAGATGCAGAAAACAATTATACGTATCAAAGCTTGGTTATTTCGGAAACCAGTATTGTAGCAAACCAATTTAATACTACTGAATTGCAAGCTAATAACATTAATTTTACATCGGATATATATAATATACTTTTGAGTGTTAATCTGCCTGATGATATTACATCAATAGGATCAAACGCATTTTATGGAAATCATAGTTTAGCATTTGTTAACATTCCTCTATCCGTTACATCTATAGGTCCTTCGGCGTTTATGAATTGCTTGGCCCTTAATAATATGATTATTCCGAGTAGCGTTACAATTATAAGTAACCAGCTATTTTTAGGTTGTGCAGAATTACTTAATGCAACAATTTCTAATGGAGTTACACATATAGAATATAGCGCATTTCAAGACTGCCCCAAATTAATAAGTATAGTTATTCCTGATAGTTGTATTAATATAGGTGATAGTGCTTTTCATAGCTGCACTAATCTAGCAGGTATAGTAATACCTGATAGCGTTACTACTATAGCTGAAAATGCTTTTAATAATTGTACTAAGTTGATTACTGACACCTATCCCTATACAGGAACACTATTCACAAATAGTGGAAGTACTGGATATAGTTATTTTATGTCTGCTGGTGGTATTAATACTTTTTACCTTAATGTTTTAGGTATTTTTACTATAGCTGAAATAGTTGATAGAATACCTACTGATATAGGAGATATTACTGCAGTAATTAATACTTTCTACCCGCAAACGACTAAGACATTAGGTGCAGACACATTAGTAACTTATAAAAAGGTAGGTGCATGTAGTACAGGTGGGTATATATATACTTCTAATCAATTTGTTAGCAGTGTTACATCTACATCGTTTTATAATGGTATGAATCATTTACTAGGTTTATTTCTTTCTAATAATGTTACAGATATAAGTGCCAATGCGTGTCAAGGCGCGTACAATTTAAAAACAATACAAATACCCAATAGTGTTATATCTATAAATTCAACAGCCTTTACTGGTTGTACTATACTGAAACCTGATCCAACCACGCTTGTCGCCCCTTACCCGGGAACAATATACACATCGACACCCCCCACAGAATATATCAGTAACTTTTTTAATAGCTATGGTTTTTATCTTAATTTTTCACCTCTTTTATGTTTCAAGGAAGGATCAAAAATATTATATTACAATAGTGAAACAAATCAGGAACAATATATTGAAATAGAAAAATTAAAAAGAGGAGACTTAGTAAAAACATTGTTACACGGATACAAAAAAATAGAACACATAGGAAACTCAAAGATGTATAACAATGTCAATGATATTCGTTCTGTGGATAAATTGTATAAATGTTCTAAAACAGAATATCCAGAATTGTTTGAGGATTTGATCATAACGGGTGCTCATTCCATTTTGGTAAATGATTTCAAAGATAACGAAAAAGAAAAAACATTAGAACTCTTATCAGACATTTATGTAACAGACAAAAAATATAGATTGCCTGCATGCATTGACAAAAGAGCCCAAATATATGAAGTAGAAGGACAGCATACTATTTGGCATTTTTCTTTGGAACATGAGAATTATTACATGAATTATGGTGTTTTCGCCAATGGATTATTAGTGGAAACTGCGAGTAATCGTATGATGGTTGAATGTTCTGGACTAAATATAGCATAATCTTTCAATATTTCTTCGACTACGTCTACGGAATATAATCGGAAAACTTCGACTCGCTTCGCCACTTGCGCAGTGTCTACGTTTTCCTCCAGTATTCCTTCGCTAACATTCCGGTTTACGAATAATATATATTACAAAGTATATATTATTGATATATGAGCAGCATTGTAGAAGAGCTCCTTCACTAACGTTACAGAGCTTAATCACTCACCCATTTCATAGTGGCAACACTGCGCAGTGTCTACGGCTCGTAGCAGATTATTGTTCCACTATCAAAATCTTTTCCATATTTTTCCTACTGGTATTCTTTCTCGGAATGCGTTTTCCACCCATTATGGGCTTATCCCAGTGTGTAGTTTTAGTGTTGTGATCAACATAAACAATTTTTCCATCATCTGTCACTTTTTGCTCCCATCCTTTTGGTAATCCTTCGCTTTGCCTTTCTTTATTATCTGTCAATGCGATTTCATCATTCTTTTTTTGCTCTAATTCTTTTTCCTGCGCCGCTGATTCTTGCTCTTTTTTTAATTCAGCGGACCTTATAGCTTGATCAAAACCTTCTGCTAATGCATCAGCCTGTGATAATTTTGTCGCTTGTGTAAAATCATTTGTCCATCCAGTTGCACCCGCTGGTACATATTGTTTGTACACATTCGTAAAGAAAAACAAGAGCAAACATGCAACTACCGCAATAAATGCTTCATATCCTCCGAAAGAAGCATTGGCGTCTACTATTACGAAAAAGGAAATGATATACATGATCAAGCTCATCTTATATTTTAGTACATTGAATAAAGCATCCTTAATAGAATATGATGCCTTAGTAGCAACACCCTCACCATCCACCTTTTTAGCTGTCATAAATAGAGGCAATAACCAACAAAACATGGTACTTAATGTAGCGACTATAGGTATTATGAGCCCAAGACCAAAAAATAAAAAGACTAATATAGCTACCCAAATGATTATATATGTTTTCCACCAGCTCATAAAGGACCACAAACTATTATTAGTCCATTCAGTTTTATCGTTAGTAGTAGTAGTAGTAGACAAAAGCAAGTGTAAATTATAAAACCATAAAAATGCAAAATAAAACCCATTTATAATGCTGGTACAAAAGTAAACAAACATAGATAAAAATGGTGCTAATAATATGATCATACTTTCATTAAAAAAATTGTTAATTATAGAACCATATACCCAATTTATTATAGCTAAATTATTCGCCAGTATTTGTTGAATAGTTGTAGCAATGTATAAATAAAAGGAATTGTCTGCTTTCGGATCTTTTAATTTATTTAGATATCCGATGAAACCTTTATTTCTTAAATCATTCATATTTTCAGTAAGAGGGAATATTAATTTGGTGGAAAATATGCCTTCCGCCGTTTTAACTATATCTATATTTACTACTTTATCACCGCCAACGATAGTGGGTATCACATCGGTATATGGAGTAAAATTCATATCGGTTGGTAGAATATTAGATTGAGCAACACGACAGGTGTATACGAGACAAGTTCCTACTACAACTACTATGCCTAATACGAATAGTTTACCGAGTAATGTTAATAGGAAGGAGCCACTTTCTTTCATGGTTATAGGAGCAGGTCCTTTTTTATTTTTAATGGCGGAGTTGTCGGAATTATCTGACGAATCTGTTGTATTAGACATGTTATAATAAAATGATATTATTTATTTTGTATTTATTTTGTATTTATAATGTATATTGGATGAAATCGCAACAAATATATATTATAATATTAGCATTCGTTTCTATCATTTTAATGATAGGTGTATTGATGCTTGGCAATTATGCAATAAAATCAGGTAAAATAATAGAATGTTTTGATAGCGCAACCCCTGATATGGGTGATCCATATACAAGTCATTCAGTAGACCTACCGATAAATACCACATATAGCTGTAAAAATATGTGTGGACCAATGGCTAGATGTTCTATTACAGGCGAACAATGTTTGTCGGATATAGATTGCTATGGATGTAAACCAATAAAGAAACAGGATAAGAAACAAGAACAAAACCAAAAAAAACATGCAGATATAAGAGGTCAAAATGACGCGGGAAAGTTGACGACCCAAGTCACTCCAATGTATTCAGTATTAACAACAGATATAGGAACACAAGCGACTCTAATAAACGACAAATTTGCGCCTCCACCACAATATAACCAAGGAGTGAATACATGGAGAGAAACATTTAACGTAGGTCAGGCGCTGTTTGATAAAAGATATAATCCAGGATCGATACCATATATGCCGACATATCCAGATAGGACGACATTATCGGGGCAATTTATAGACAATGGTCCTTTGGCATCAAATGATTTTTTGTAGCGAACTCCTTCGGCTAGCGCCATCGCTGCGCAAGGAGTTCAATCGCTCACCCATTTCATAGTGACTTCGTCTACGGGTCGCAGCAGAAGATAAGATTATATTTGTTTATTTTCATGAGGCATAGTAAAACTAATCTGCATATTTAAAAAATTTCCGATATTACATAAACATTCATAATTATTGTCATTGTCGGAGATATTAATAATAAGCAAGGAATTGGGTTTATTTTGAAAGTATTTTTGTATATTTTCATTATAATTATTATAATTATCAATAATTTGTTCTTTATTTTCAAATAAAAATGTTTCATATCCGTATAATTTATATAATAACTTTTTATTTGATGCTCCTAAAATATATTGGTAAGTAGATAATGATGTAAACCATTTATCGCTATCTCGAATAGTTAATATAAATTTAGTATCTGGATAATGAATATATATATATTCATATGAGAAAGAATAAGGGTAATCATGAAATGCTTCAAATAATTCAATATTTTTATGACATTTTTCAATAGTATCATCATTAAAATAATATTTAATTTCATTATCAAGCAATATAAAATCATCTGTATTTGTAAGACATAATGGATTGGAGTTAGTATTAAATCCTAATAGCTGAAATATTTTTGCAATACTTTTAGTTGCAGTTTTAGGTTGACCAATACATACAATTTTCATATATATAAGTTGTATATTTTATTATACATATCATTATGCTTACGCAGTACTCGCGATATATTCTTTAATTTTATTACATACGTAATCGACATCTTCGATAGTCATTCCGTGGTGGGCCCCTAATAAAAAACCTTCTGCCATGATTCTATCTGCATTTGGAAAAGTTTCTAAATATTCTCTATAAACTGGATGTCGAGTGATATTTCCTGCAAAGCATACACGAGTTTGAATGTGATTTTCTTCTAAAAATGTTAATAATCCTAATCTGTTTTCATACATAAAAGGTATGGCTAACCAATCAGAATTAAAAGTGTTAATAGGTAAAGTTATTTCCTTAACATCCTTTAGATTATCAATATACCTGTTAAACATAGTCCGTCGTTTTGATCGAATTTCTTCAATTCTAGAAATTTGTACAAGCCCAAATGCTGCATTTATTTCAGAAGATTTCATATTGTATCCGATTGCCCCATATAAGAATTTATAATCATATGGTATTCCATCAACAGAATATTCAAAGCGGGTTTTTATATCTTCAGAATTATCTCCAATTCTACCCCAATCTCTAAACATGGTAGCGCGTTTTAATAAATTTTCAGAATTAAACATAACCATCCCACCAGAACCAGCTGCGGTAATTAAATGACTTGAATAAAAGCTAGTAATTGAAATATCTGTCTCAGGTGTATATGTAATAGTATCTGCAGAATCTTCAAATAAAATAACATTTGTTCTTTTTCTAATTTCAACCCAATCAGGTTTTGATCCAATAAGATTTGGTAGTAATATTACCTTTGTTTTATCCGTTATTTTTGAACAGACTTGTTCTGGAGTAGGTACATATGTACCTATTTCGACATCACAAAATATAGGCTTAAGACCACATTGTATTATAGGTGCAAGAGTAGTAGAAAATGTGCATGCAGGAGTTATAACTTCATCACCAGGTTCTAAATTAAGTGCGTTTAACCCTAAAAGAATTGCAGAGGAACCGCTATTTACAAAAAGTCCATATTTTTTACCGAACAATGTAGATACTTCTTTTTCAAATTGAATACTTTTGGGACCGAACCCAGCCAACCACCCATCATTTAAACAATCAACAACTGCTTTAATTTCTGCATCACCATAAGCTTCCTTTTTATTAGGTGCATACCATACTTTTTTTTGCATATTGTATTATAAAATGTATGAATATAATTTATTTATTTATTAAATGTAAAACTACCCATTTTATAATGAGCAGTTTTTTTGAAAGGATGTGGAAGGATTGGAAAATTATTTTTGACTATGTTTGGTAATCCGCTAAATGTATTTATATCTTCAATAAAAGGTATCAATGTCTTCTCTTTCACAAAATGTTGTATATCGATCCATTGGTCTTTTATTAAATGCATAGTTTGCAACGCAAAAGGAATATTTTCTACACCATACGCAATGCCATATAATTTATTTATGTTTTTATATTTTGTATATGAAGCCACAGCAGTCATATTTAACCATTGTGTTTCATTTACTCCTTCTATAGGATATATTATTGAAATACATCCACATAGTGCTGCTATAATAGAAAAAAAAGTCAAAGGATCATATGATATAAAATAAGTATATTTATTAAAAATAGGTATACTATCTATAGGAGTAAGAGCATCATTAATTTTAAATGAATTTGCAGGAGGTAAAATAATTTTTTTATGAAATATGTGTTTTTTTCTCATAGTATAACAATAATGATTGTTTCTCTGTAAATTTAAATTGATACATTCGGGAGGAATATAAATACAAGATAACAATTTGTATATATTACCTATTTTATTTGGGTAAACTGAAAATTTAGTTTCTGCATTAAAATAGTATACTAAATCATTCTTACCCCATGATAATATATGTTCATTATTATAATGAGGACCTAATATCCATCTTACTACATATTTTGCATTTAAAGGATTGCCTATAATAGTTTCACCATAAATAACTATAGTTTTGTTTAAATCCAAATCATTATTATAATTTTTATTGAATATAGCATTTTGTGTTTTGTTAACATTGTATATTCTTACATTTATATTTAATTCATCCAGGTATTTTGCTAATAAAAAAGAGCACACTATTCCTCCACATTTTATATCAAAACTGCAATTATTTGATGGATATACTAATATATTTTTTGTAGAAGACATTATATATTTGTTATATTTACTATTTATATAAAATATAAATATAAATACTTATTGCAATTATATTATATATGAAAATTTTAATAACTGGAGGAAATGGAAATATAGCACGAATGATAACTCGAAATTTAAATGGTAAAAATGGGTTTGAGATATCGAATCCATCACGTAAAGAATTAAATATATTATGTTTTGATGAAGTGGAAAAATATTTAACTATGAATCATTTTGATATATTGGTACATACTGCAATAGAGGGTGGAAGAAGAACCAAAGAAGAAACAGGTGAGGTAGTATATAATAATATGTTAATGATGGAAAATTTACTATTTTTTTCAGATAAATTTAAAATGATTATTAATTTTGATTCGGCTGCTATATATGATCGTACAACAGATATATTAAATAGAAAAGAAGAAGATGTATTCACTATTCCAAAAGACTATTATGGTTTTTCAAAATATGTAATACATCAACGAGGATTACAACATGATAATTTTTACAATATTAGAATGTTTAATATATTTCATGCAAACGAAGAATGTAATCGATTTATAAAAGCATGTTTTATAGCAAAACAGAATAATACGGATATTATTATTCATGAAAATAAATGGTTTGATTTTTTCTACGAAGACGATTTTATTGCATTAATGATGTATTATTTTAATAATGTAGTATCTTTAGAAAATTTACAAAAAACCATAAATGTATGTTATGATAAAAAGTATAAATTATCAGATATAGCTGAATTAATATTACATGATAAAAGTAAAATAATAATACACAATAATGATCTATTGAATAATTATAGTGGGAATAATACTCAGTTACAAAAAATGGGGATACAATTTATAGGATTAGAAAATAGTATACAAATGTATAATAATATATTTACTAGTAATATATGAATACTCATTCGAGTTCGTCTACGGAGTATAATCGGAAAATTTCGAGTCCCCTCAATGCATCTACGTTTTCCTCCAACAATATACATGATTTTTTAACTAATTATGAATTATTTATTTTTGATTTAGATGATACATTAGTTAAAACAGAAGAATATCATTATAAGTCATGGTTATATATATTAAAGCATGAATTAAGAGAAGATTTTTTTATAGAATTTGATATATTTTGCTCTAAATTTCATTCAAATAAACCAGATAATATACAGAATTATTTATCAAATGAATTGAATATATACAATTTTGAAGAAGTGATTAAAAAAAAGAATGAGTATTACTTGAAATTAATAGATTTCGAGAAAGCACATATAAAATTAATTGATGGTTGTGAAATATTATTAAATAAAATAATAGATAATAACAAAAAATTTGTAATAGTATCGAATAGTTTAAAAAGTAATATAGATTATTTTTCAGAATTATTTCCTATTTTAAAAAAATCGTCAAAAAATTATTATCGTGAAATGTTTACATGTAGAAAACCTAATCCAGAATGCTATTTAAGGGTAGTAAGTGATTTTCCGAATGATAGAAAAATAGGGTTTGAAGATAGTATTACTGGTATACATGCTATGACATTGGTAAAAGAAATAGATCCAATATTTATTAATATTCCATCTTATTATTATTATGATTATATAATAAAATCGTATCCAAAAATATTAGTTATTGAAAATTATAAGTTCTAATATGAAAATTATGATATTATGTAATAATATAATATTATATGGTGGAAAAAAACATAGAATTGTTAGATTGTACTATTCGTGATGGAGGGTACGTGAATGATTGGAATTTTACAGATGAACAAATTAGAGAATGTTATATAGCATGCTCAAAATCTAATGTAGATTATATGGAAATAGGGTTTAGAAATTTTGGGAAAATGAAATTATTAAATAAATATGGATCCACATTTTTTTGCGATGAAGAATATATTAATAATACTATAGGTGACTTAAGTGGATGCAAATTAGCAGTAATGGTTACGATAAATGCATTCGATATTAATGATTTCGTACCGAAATCCCAATCAAAAATTAGCATGGTTCGAGTATTAATGGCGTATCATGGATCAAAAAATAAAGATGATTCCATATTGGATGTATCACAATTGATGGATGGTATAAATCAAATAAATATGTTAATAGAACTAGGTTATGAAGTTTCATTTAATATTGGTCGAATTGATAAAATGGATAAAAGTCAACTTTATGAAGTATGTAAACTTTTGTCTCAAACAAAAATAAAATATTTTACTATGGCTGACACATATGGTTCAATAGACTTGGATAATATTGAAAAATTAATTCCATATATTAAATTTTTATTTGAAGATTTATTTCATAGCAATATTAAAATAGGATTTCATGCACATGATAATATGAGTAATGGGACATGTAAAGCATTGCAATCAATAAAATATGGTGCATCTATTATCGATGGGTGTATATTAGGATATGGTAGGGGGTCAGGTAATGCAAAAACGGAATTAATTATGATGGATTTGAATAAAAATTATAATAAAAATTACGATTTTATTAATATGATTGAATATGGTGACAACCATATAATACATTATAAAGAATGCAATAACAATTTATGTTATAATGTGGTGTATGCATTATCATCTTATTTTGGTTGTCATGTAACTTATGCCATAGATATTATAGAGAACTATGATAAAATGCAGATAAGAGATATATATAATACATTTAAAAAATTAAAAGAGTTGAAAAAACATATGTTTTATTGGGAAGATTTATTTATGAAAATACATAATGAATCAAAATAACCATATAAATGATTGTAATATATATAATTATAATCATTTATGAAAGTAAAAGTTAGCGATTATATAGTTGATTTTTTTAATAAAAATGGTATAGATACACTTTTTACTATTACTGGCGGATTTGCAATGCATTTAAATGATTCCTTTGGAAATAATAAGAATTATAAAATATTCTATCAACATCATGAACAAGCATGCGGACATTCTGCAGTAGGTTATAGTAAGACAAATGGAGCTCCTTGTATAGTATGTACAACAGCGGGTTGCGCTGCAACAAATGCGATCACCTCTTGCTTGATTGCTCATCAAGATAGTCTACCTATATTATTTATATCTGGACAAGTGAAAAGTACCGAATCTATTCGAAAAATAAACAATGACACTATGAAACTAAGACATTATGCTGGTGCAGATAGTGATATTATTTCTATGGTTAGTGAAATAACAAAATACGCAAAGGAAATATTAGATGTATCAGATTTAAATAATACATTAATAGATGCATTTAAAAATTTGATAACCGGGCGACCAGGACCAGTATGGTTATCGATCCCAGTAGATATTCAAGGTATGCTTATAAATGATACAGAAATACCAATTATTAAAAATCATATTGAAAATGTATTGTCAAATGACGTTGATTTAGAACAGATATATAAATTATTGCAAAGTGCAGAAAGACCATTAATAATAGCAGGAAATGGTATAAAGTTAGGTAACAGCATTCATAAATTTAATAAATTTATAACTAAATATAATATACCAGTAGTTGTTACCATTTTAGCAACAGACGTTATTGAAACTGACAATGATTTATATGCAGGAAAAATTGGATTGATTGGTGATAGACATGGAAACTTTACTTTACAAAATTGTGATTTATTAATTTCATTTGGATGTAGAATGGCTCAAGGTATAGTTGGCTATAGAGAAGACTGGTTTGCAAGAGAGGCAAAAGTAATATATATTGATAATGATCCAAATGAGTTAGAAAAAACAAATATTAAATATGAATTAAAATTGAATATGGATTTAAATACGTTTTTTGATAATTATAATTTTGAGACGAAAAATTATGGATGGTGGATAGAAAAATGTAAATATTGGAAAAATAAGTGGATATTTGAAATTCCACAACATTTGTCAGATGAAAAAGGAATTAATCCATATTATGCATTAAAACACTTATTTGAAAATGCGCAAAATAATAAAATAACAATATGTTCATCTGGATCCATAGTGACAAATGTATGGCATATGGTTAAGATAAAAGAACATGACAAATTTTTGCATAGTAGTCAAGGGGATATGGGATTTGAAATACCTGCTGCTATTGGTGCTCAAATTGCAGAGCCAAATAAAACAATTATTGCTATATTAGGTGAAGGGTCATTTCAATTAAATATCCAAGAATTACAAACTATTATTCAATATAAATTGCCTATAAAAATACTATTATTTAATAATGGTGCATATGGAGCAATTCAAATTACTCAAACAAATTTTTTCAAAAATAAGTATGGTGTAGATGGTAGCAGTGGGCTATCTTTTCCTGATTCACAAAAAATAGCACAAGCATATGGTATATCATATTTATCTGTTAGAAAATATGAAGAGGTGAGTAATAGTATTGAACAATTTTTGAACTATGAAGGATCAATAATATTAGAAGTATTTTGTTGCATACAAGGAAGATATCCTAGGTTAAATGCTATTAAAAACGACGATGGTACTTTTACAAATAGACCATTTGAAGACATGGATCCGTTTATGGATAGAGAAGAGTTAAAACATGAAATGATAGTAAAAATGGTGTAAAACAATTTAAAAGAATAAACAATTATAAAGTATAATATGTCTGAACAAGTTCCTGCTTTTTTGTGCAAAACGACCAATTCTAAGGCCATTAATTATATTAAAGACTTAGAGTCATTAAGTGATAAAAATGTTACAGATTTTGCATTATATACTCCTATAAATTCCACTCAACGTTTTTTGGCAAGATATGAATTAATGAAATTAATTCAAAATATTCCTGGAGCTGTTATTGAGATGGGAGTTTGTTCAGGAAATGGATTAATGTCATTAGTACAAATTCATAATATTATTCAACCAACGTATCAATATAGAGAATTTTATGGATTTGACACATTTGAAGGATTTCCTAGTGTTCATGAAAATGACATTTCAGATGTTAATTGGGAAAAGGGTGATTTTGCAAATAATAGTTTTGATAAATTAAAAAAAATAATAGATATTCATAATAATTTTTTTTATGTTCCAACTAAAGTTAATTTGATAAAGGGAGATGCTACTCAAACTATTCCTGAATTTTTAAAAAATAATAGACATGTGATTATATCATTATTATATTTGGATATGGATATTTATGAACCTACAAAAGTAGCATTAAAAGAATTTTTACCAAGAATGGCAAAAGGATCTATTATAGCATTTGATGAATTAAATTGGAAATCTTTTCCAGGTGAAACAATTGCCACTTTAGAGGAATTGGGTACAAAATATAAGTTTGTAAATTTATTAAATAGTCACATAAATTATTGCGTTATTGAGTAATACTCTTTCGACTTCGTCTACGGAGTATGATTTATTGATTTATTCAAAAATAATTCAATAAATAGTATTGGATAAATTATTATATAATATAATATAAATTATTATATAATATAATAAATGAATAAAACCTTTTTTGCAGATTTTATTGAAAAAGGTGTTGTTTGGAAAATATATACAATAGATAAAACTGAATCATTAAATTATTTTAATATGTCTAACAAAAATAATATTGATGAAAAAGAAATAAATTTAATAGAGACAGAAATAAATAATTGCAATTATATAAATTTATCAAATAAAATGGTATATTCAATTATGTGTGATGATAGTATTAAATTTTTAAATGTTTATGATAACAAATGGTATGAAGTATATAATGTATTTTTTAATTATAGAGATAGTCCTATTATGTTATATTATTGTAATAAAAATGATCCTTTTATAGTAGTTCAAATGTCAGTGTATATGGATTTTCAATATATTGTTAAAGTTAACAAAAAGGAATTTATACAAATATCTCATTCTACATCTACTGGCGACTATTATTTTACAGATATAATTAATACTATAAATTGTGTAAATGATAATATCATAACAATCTTACCTGTAAATAATTTTAAAAAACATTTGTTTTTTGGATTTAATTGTAACATAGGTCATCATTTATGGAATGAAGTATCCGCATTATATTATTTTTTAGAAAATAAGGATTATCATGATAAAATTGAGGGTATCATTATAGGACCTTTTGACTCATTTAATATGGAATATATTTTAAAAAAAAATTATAATTTTAATATTATAAAATTTACTGATATTTTTATTCATTGTCGTCATAATTATTATAAAAATTTTAAAATTATTTTCCCAATATGTTTAAATCATTATTTTATTGATAAAAATATTAAAAATTTATTAGACAAAAATGACATTATAGATGACATTATAAATGAAGAAATTGTAAGTGATGATAATATTTTAGAAATTGCAATAGATATTAGAACATTCAGAAGACAATTAATGAACCAAGATATTTTTTACACAAAATTAATAAAAAAAATGTTAGATGATTATAAAAATTATGTAATTAAAATAAATTTTTTAGGATGCTTTCAAACCAATAATAATATTATTGATACTAATACAAATGTAGAATATATTGACCAAAATAAAATAGCTAGTAGTATTATTCAAAATTTTTCTGAAAATAAAAATATAATATTCAAAAATGTTATAGGACAACCTTTTTTTTCTATTAAAAATAATACGATTAAAAGTAAAATATATATTTGTACTTTTGGAACTTCTGCTAGCAATTTAATGAATTGGATTTATAATGTAAAATTAATTGTTTTTGGACCGGTTGAAGCATATGGATGGACTACTATACAATATGATATTTTAAAAAATGATCATGCAATGTCTTGTCCAAAAGAATATATATTAACTAATAATGGATTACAAGAGCCTTTTGATGTTAATTTTGATTTATATTATGTTTTTTTTAAAAATAAATTAAACGAATTATTATAGAATACTCCATCAATGTTCCGTATTCTGTGTATGTTACTTCGCATGCCTCTACGTTACATCCCCAATCTCATCCATTTTCATCTAAAATGTGTAAGAATATTTGTATACTAATAAAATAAATTTGATACTTTATTTAAATTGTTGTCATAATTGATCATGTCTTCTGTAAAAGTCCTTACATATTTTTCTTTATAATAATTTATAATATCGTTCCATTGATCTTTTACTAAATGTAATGTGCTTTTTGCATAGTTTATATCTTCAAATCCATATGCAACGCCATATATATTATCTAATCCTTTAGACAATAAATAAGGTGCAACAGCAGTTGTACTTAGCCATTGTTGTTTATTTACACCCTTTATAGGATAAACTATTGACAAACATCCACATAATGCGGCTATTATAGTTAGAAATGTTAATGGATCGTAGGATATAAATTGAGAATAAGTATTAAAAAACCCAATACAGGTTTCTTGATCATGTTGTCTAGTAATTTCAAATGATCCATAAGGTATCATCATATTATTATGATATGCAATGACTTCCGCTTTTCTAATTGCGTAGCAACATTTATTATTTCTCTGCATATTTAAATTGTCACATTTAGGCAAATACAATAATGGCAGCATTTTATATAAAATATCAATTTTCGTTGGGTTATTTGAAAAAACAGGTTCTGTATTAAAATAGTAAACCAAATCATTAATCCCCCAATTTACATAATATGTTTTTGACATTTCTTTACCCAATGCTAATAAAATCCAACGAATAACCTTTTTACAATTCAAAGGATTCCCGCTAATGGCTTCAGGATAAATAACTATAGTATTATCATTAATTTCATTAATATTTGCAAAATTATTGCAAAATTTATTTGTATATGTTAATCCATTGTATATAAATAATTTTGCATAAATTATATCACTATGTAAATCATTAATGCATTTTGCTAAGTTATGAAGTGCAATCACTCCACCACATTCGGTATCTAACGGGCGAGTATAGACAATAATTTTTATTTTATTATTTATTAATCGTTTTTCATATATACCTTTTTCATGATATTCTTTGCATATTGATATTTCATCTATATTTGGATGATTATTATAATATTTATTTTTGTAAAATTCATAATCAAAATCATCATAATATTCATAAAAAGATTTTAAACTAAAATTTGTGTAGCGTTTATTAAAAATATTATATTGCATAATTAATTCATGATACGTTTTAATACTTCTATATTCTGGACAACCTCCATCAGTTGTATACGTATAATAAAATGGATTACTTGTTATTAATTCGGATGATTTATTTACTATTATAAAATGATGTTTATTCTGATCTTTATTATCATCTTTATTATCATCTTTATTATCAGAATTTTCCAGTACTGGTGTGGGTGTGGGTAGAGAATTTGTTATCGGTCTAATTTGTGTAGATGACATAATATTTTGTATTTGTTTTTGAACACGATTATTATTAATCAAATTAATAATTGGAGGATTATACATCGATTTATCGAAAGGTACATGTTTTATCATAGTTTGCATTTGTTTATTTCTCGAAACATTTGAATTAAATATACCAGTAAATCTCATTACTAATACAATATATAATATTTTATGTCAATGTACATAATATATTATCATACTTCTTCAAGTTCGTCTACGGAGTATAATCGAAAAAACTTCCTATTTAATGCGCGATGCGATAGTAATCGAAAGAATTTACGTCGCATAAGTAAGTCCCGCGTTTCCACCAACAAACGTTATCATATTGATTCTCTCTTCAAACACAACTAAATTATAATTGTAATCATAAATTCTCCAAGTCGGTTTATTAATGCCCACTATTTGTCCAGTTGCAGGATCGCATATAACCATGGATTGTGCTAAAGGATCCAACGGAGGAACTATCGTCGTCAACTCAAACTCAATAGTAGTAAATCTGCTCATATTAATGGCCCCTGATGGTTGTAGGTCAAACGGGCTCGTATTCATGCAAAAATTATAGCAACATAGGCCATCGGGTGCATTACCATTTGTGCGCACGTATTTTTCAATGAAATTATACACTCCGCCAGGCTGGGTATTTTCCCTATATTGACCATCTAATAGCAACGCCATGGTGACTAAAATGTCTTTTTGGTTTTCAAAGTTGTAATCTCCAGTAAGCATCCAACAAGTAAGATGACCATTTACATCTACACCTGGACCTATAAGCACATTATGTGGATTACATGAAGCATCGAATCTAATAACAGGATATGTCTCATTTGGAGGACCAGTAGTAGGCGCCTGCGTCAAATCATTCGGCATATAATTATATGGCCAATTCGTGTAGTTGGACCATTCGTTTCTCAAATTGGCATCACTGCGTTGAAAATAAAACATGTAATTAGCGACCATACCAAATGAATCTAGCTCCACCTTGTTTGCGCCCGTCACATTATAAAACACATTTTCCTTCACCTGTTTTATTAGATATTTCTGTTCCTGAAGTGCAAATAATCTGGATTCCTCATTGGACAAAAACCCATACGTGCAATTTAAATGGATATTGGAATTCCATAGGGTTCTGGTATCAACATAAGACCCTACAGCAAGAGACACATCCGGAGGAGTCTGTAAAAATCGATAAAATTGCATATAATATTTGTTAAAATTGGGAGCAACATACGGATAATCATTTAGAGGATCTGAATCTAATACATCACGAATTTGAAACAACTCCTGAATTGGGCGCATCGTAATGTTTATATGTAATTCATTGTATTGCAATGATACTAAAGGAAACGCCATTTGTGTTTTTAACCCAAACCATGCATTTAAAGGGATGTATAATATTCTACCGCGAATAGAAGGTTCCGCACCCGCAGGATTAGGTGTGTAATAAGCATTCGGATAACTATTCACACGTGTTCCAGCATTGCCGGGGTCATTTAATTCGGGAACATTTCCAGTCATTTTATCAAACAACGCCTTCTTTTCCGCCGAAAAATCACGCTGAACTGCTGCCAGCAAATAGTCTCCTGAGAATTCCTGTAGGGTTTGATTACCGCATGTAATTTCGATTTTCGAAATCATCTTAGCACCGATATTTTCGATCCATTTAAACTGATATGGGATCCAACGACCATCATCCGCATTCGAACAATCAGGGTTTATTTGTTGTGGGGGCATGATGGGACTAAAGATATTAGGAAGTTCAACGGACAAATAACAATCCATTAATAGGTCAGCGTATCGGGGTATTTTGAAGGTAAAGTAGGATTCTTCTGATAATCGCAGTGTTTTGGATCCCTCGAAATTGACCACGAACTTTTGCATTCCGAAATTGGTATATTTAGCATACGTTGATTTAAAAAATGTTTTACTGGGATTGCCTGTTAATATGATATCTTGTGCGCCGGTAGCGACGAGTTGCATTAATCCTCCTGCCATTTATTCGGTTATATTATACAAATAATTTATATTTAACTGATTTGAAAATAAATTATATAAGACAACAAATACAATGCAAGACAACAAATATAAGTCAAATACACAACAAATTTTAATATTCCATATTATATAGATAAGATAAGATGGAGGAGAATAAATCAGTAATGGAAAAATCATGGAATGCGATTAAAAATATGAATGAAGATTTTGCAGCTAATATAATATTTGCAATGATATTAGTTGTCAGTATTTTGGCTATAGTATATCATTTTTACCTGTCGGGATTATTAAAAAGAGAGTGTTCTTTTATGGATTCATTATATTCAACAAAAAACGTATTTATAAAACCGCTTAATAGTTCAGACCCGAATTGCAAATATACATTCAAAGATTATTATTGCAAAACGGCTTATAACTGCTGTAGCGGCGGTGATTATAAAAACGATTATGTATCTACGTGTAATTTAATAAATGTGATAAATCAAGGATGTAGAGCACTTGATTTTGAGATATATTCTATAGGAAATGATCCAATCGTGGCGACATCGACATCAGATAGTGATTTTGTAAAGGAGACGTATAATTATATTATGTTCTCTGATGTGATGAAAGTGATATCGGATTATGCATTTCCTAACACAGGCACGGCGGATAGAAAGGCGAATGATTGCCTTATTATTCATTTAAGGATAAAATCGACGAATCAGACTATGCTTCAAAATTTAGCGGATATGTTTAAAAACAATTATGATAATTTATTTTTGGGACCAGAATATAGTTTTGAAAATGATGGACATAATTTAGGAGATGTACCCATACTAGATTTAAATGGTCGCATTATAGTAGTAGTAGACAAATCATGCGGTACCGCTTTTATGGAAAATCGTGATTTTTATGAATATGTGAATATGACAAGTAGTAGCATGTTTATGCGCGCATTACGCTATTATGATGTTATAAATACCCCTGATTTGAATGAATTACAGGAATACAATAAAAGAAATATGACGATTGCTATGCCAGATAAAGGAATCAGTCCAGATAATCCAAGTGGAATAGTTTGCAGAGAAACGGGGAGTCAATTAGTGGCAATGCGATATCAATCATTCGATGTAAATTTAGAAGAGAATATAGCTTTCTTCGATAAAAGCGGATATTCATTTGTTCTAAAGCCCGAAAAGTTGAGATATATTCCAATCACTATTCCTACACCACCGCCACAAAATCCAGCGCTCAGTTATGCTACAAGGACTATTACTTCAGATTATTACAAATTTGATATATAAATACTATAAATACTATAAATACTATAAACAACATAAAAGTAGTGATGTAAATAATATAACAACTGACCGAAAAGAAAATACATGAAGAGCATTATGAGTTTAGTATCAAAATCAATCCAAAGGTGTTCTTATTATACTGACGCTTATAAAGCTCCTTCACTAACGTTACGGAGCTTAATCCAGAAAACTTCGACTAACGCCTACGTTTTCCTACAAAATCCCAATCGCGTTTATAGTGATACTCCCTATATTCCACACCCAAATCATTATTTCATTCCTTATTTGATGTCTCATCACCATCGAGATACTTATCATCCTCAGCATCCTTTACCACCCCCCTTACCTAAACCTACTAAAGATAAACCGCCACAACGTCCTATGCCTTATCCTCATCCACAACCCGATCCGATGCCTCATCCCAAACCTAGCCCCATACCTTATCCTTCTCCCAAAGATGACCCACATCCAATTCCATATCCTTATCCATACCCATATCCCATGCCGTATCCCCTTTATCCATTATAATCAAAAACAAAACAAAACCAATACAAATAAAACATATAATGCGTAGATAAATTCTATGCATTATATATGAAGAACCAAAAACAAAAACAATCAAAACAATCAAAACAAAACATATGTGATACAAAAATGACATTTCAGGAATGTGAGTTGACAATATTAAGACATGCCGTTGATGAAGCTGAAAAAAAAGTAGGAAAGATGGCAGTCAATTCTACTGATATCAAGCAAATTTTTTCAATAGTAGAGAATTTTATAAGACATAAAAAATTAATTCCTTATGGAGGTATAGCAATTAATGCAATTTTACCCAAATCAGATCAATTTTATAACACAGATATAGAATTACCCGATTATGATTTTTACAGCCCAAATGCTTTGGAAGATACCAAGGAGTTATGTGATATTTATGTAAAAGCGGGATTTATAGAAGTAGAAGGAAAACCGGGAGTGCATCAAGGAACATTTAAAGTATTCGTCAACTTCATTCCAGTCGCGGACATTACCTATTTACACAAAGATATTTTTAACGAATTAAAAAAGGATGCAATAAAGGTGGCGGGAATATTATATGCTCCTCCCAATTTTTTAAGAATGTCCATGTATTTAGAATTATCGAGGCCGTCAGGGGATACTAGTCGTTGGGAAAAAGTCGCAAAAAGATTGGCATTATTAAATAAACATTACCCCTTACATGGTAAGGATTGTGATACGAGGGATTTTCAGAGAGAGATGGAAAATAAAGCGGACGAAGATATTATATTTGAAACGATTAAAAACACATTTATAGAACAAGGTGTAGTATTTTTTGGAGGGTATGCAATGTCAATGTATTCGAATTATATGCCCAAAAACCAGCAAAAGCATTTCAAAAAGGTGGCTGATTTTGATGTATTGTCAGAAGATCCTGATACAACGGCTACTATTTTGAAAGAACGTTTAAATGATGAAGGGATTAAAAATGTTAGAATAGTAAAACGGCCTGCTATAGGTGAGATAGTTGCCCCACATTTACAAATAATGATTGGAAAGAATGACACTGTCGCATTTATATATCACCCTATAGCATGTCATAGTTACAATATGATACATATGCATAGTCAGGAAATAAAGATAGCCACGATTGATACTATGTTGAGCTTTTATTTGGCCTTTTTATATTCAAAGCGAAATTATTATGATACCGAACGCATTTTATGTATGGCTCAATTTTTATTTCAAGTGCAGCAGCATAATAGATTGCAACAAAAGGGTCTTTTAAAGCGATTCAGTATAAATTGTTATGGACACCAGCAAACATTGGAAGAAATGCGTGCCGAAAAATCGGAAAAATATAAAGAGTTGAGAGACAAGCCAAATGATCCGGAATATGAGCAATTTTTCATGAAATATAGGCCAGCAGACAAACCACGTAAACAAAATAAAACACAAAAAATAGAAAAAACAGGGAAAACAGCAGAAACAAAAAAAACAAAAAACATGAGACGAAGCAATAAAAAACATTCGAAAACAAAGAAAGCTGGTATATTTTTTTAGAAACAAACGAACAAACGAACAAACGAACAAACAATCAAATCATTGAAGCTCCGCAGTGAAGAAACATTCCCCATTCTTACGTAAACAATATAATATTTGTTTACCTAAGCACAATCTTGCAATCAACTCTATATCAAAGGCGCTAATATTACTAGGTGTGGTATAATCATATGTAATTTCATCCGCATCATCTATAATTTTATAGTTGGAGTGGAAGGAAACGTAGGCTTGCTTGCAAGCCGATGTTTCCTGACTATAATCCGTAGACATAGTCGAAGGATTATCATTCACATAATCTCCAATAAGGTCTTCCATTATTTTTATATTTTTTTCCACTATATCAATATGCGATGCGTCAAAATGATATGTGACCTCGCTATCAGACGTGTACCATGTACTATCAACATCATCCTCATCATACAATTCTATATCTTCATCAATCATAGCTTGACAATGTTCTTCATATGAAGAATAACAATCAGTGCAATATATTTCTTTTGTTAAATCATCAGAATCCTCGCCGATTTTGCTACTCTCCTCACTCCGTAGTGCCACTACGGAGTTGGGTGAGTGATTGAACTCTGTAGTGACTGCGCAGCGCGCAGGCGGCTGAAGGAGTTCACAACAACAAACGTAAAAGTTTCTCACAGGTTTGCAATCTACACCGAAGCAACTAGCATCATCACTATTTTGGAAACCAAACCAAAATTTTCCAGATATTTGACCAAAGTAATGGCGACCCATTGTGTATGTTATATGATAAAGTATAAGATACATAATGATATCAATTTTTATTTTTTATGGAAACTCTACAAACTATAATTTTCGATCAAAGTTATATAAATATCCCTCATTATTTTGACACCCATTTTACATACAACAAACTCACCCATATTTTCAGGAATATACCGCCGAATGATCATATAAAAGTATATACTATAAAATATCATTTTTTCCACCACCACCTTTGAAACCCTATTATGGATAAGATGTTTGATAGACCAGTCATTGACATAACTGCACATTTGCGTATTCGTTCGTTTAATAAAAAAAAGATGCACATCTAACAACCCCGCAAGAATTCTATGAAAATTCGTTTTTTCATTTTTAACTGAAAATAAAGAACCAATCTTGTCATTACCGAACAAATCCAAGTATAATATTTTTTTGTGCGGACAAGTAGGTAATATATATGGGTTAAATCCATCGCAATATTTATTTTTGTATGTTACAGAACCATCAATAATAAATGGAAAGAAACATGATTTGCGGATGGTATCAAAAATATCAGCTTTATTCTTGTATTTAAATTTCACTATTTTTTTACATTTTTCAACATTATAATATGTTATATACACACGATTTGTCATAGTGTTGCAAATATCATCAGGCATTATAGAGCCCAATTTCGCAAATATTACGTCAAATACATTCAAAGTAAAATGAGTCTTGAAGTGATCAATCAATATATCATAAATTTCAGAAGCTAGATGTAGTGCATTTAGGTGGTATAAAATAGCAGCAATGGAACCGATACTGCACCCCGAAATTTTGTCTACATGGATAAAATGTTGATTTTCCATTTCTTTCAAAAATAATAAAGCACCTATGAGATAGCTACCATTAAAAATACCTCCGTCTAAAATGAGGTCAATTACATCACCAGCTCCTTTATTATGACTAGAATTCTCAGGTAAATTTTTAATGAGTGTTTTGATATATTTGTCGATCATATAGTTAGTATGTATAGTATGTATAGTATACATATTATATATTCCTTCGGCTAACGCCTTCGGAATATAATCAGAAAACTTCGACTCGCTACGCTTCGTCTACGTTTTCCTCCACATATTGTTGTAGAACGAATTGAAAAATCATCATATTTTAACATTCATCATGAGTCTCTCCATAAATTTATCAGAGTCATCCTTATACATAATATAAACATTGATAATCTCTGCAGGTGAATAAAATCCCTCCGTTATTTTTTTCAATTTATCTTCGTCTATAGTTTTATTATAATATTTTTGAAACATGGTGCTGATGGTATTGTATGATGCGTTACTCAATAGTAAACTAATATCAATGCGTCCAGGTCTTATTAGAGCGGGGTCTAATTGGTCCCAGTGATTTGTGGCAATACACAATATTCTGCCAGGCGTCTCTTTAATCCCGTCCCATAAATCTAAAATATCATCTAGGGTAATAGGTTCTTCATCCATATGTTTCAGTGAGGTTGACATAATTTTACTAGAATCGTTGTTGCTATCTACGATCGTTTTCAACACATCTTCCATAGATAATGTATTGACTGGACGAATGGTGGAGTTATCTAAATGTCTTTTTTTTACTATGTCGCTAATACAATCAATATCGTCAATAAATACTATTTTATCTGAAAATCCTACACTATTTTTTTTATTATTAGAATTATATCTGTCTTCAAAAAAGAAGTCTATAAGTTGTCCCTTTGTTTTTATTATTTTTAAGGACAATGAAATGATATGTCTACCTGTTAAATTAGCCAAACATTTTACTAGCGATGTTTTACCTGTACCTGGAGGGCCATGTAATCCAATACCGAGTGTATATGGTATACCCATATCATAATACCATTTTCTATTATTCAAAAAAAAGGTGATCTTGTCAATAATATCTTGTTTGTGTTCAAAAAACATATTGTCAAAAGTTCTGCTACTTTCAAACGGATGTTCGCTCCAACATTCATATTTGTCATCAGAATATGTAGTTTTTGTGAGCGTGTATATATATTTTTTATTATTTCGAGCCTTTTCAATAGTTTCAATATACGAGGATGTTATTTTATCTAAATACGTTTTAATCTCTACGAGTGATGCAGTATATGAATACAAAACTATGTTTATTTTATCCGTTTTAGTAGATGATTTTGATTTATCATTATTATCACCATCTTCAGATATTACGTCTGTAGTAGCGTATATATTTAATTCTTTGCAAAACAGGAAGGGTGTTTTCTGTGACACTATAAATATATCAGAATTTGTTTTGGTTTTTTCACCATCAATGTATAAATTGAATACACTCACAAATTCTTTTATCTCGTATATGCTAGTATTATCATTTATATTATTAATTATATTGAACCAAGCAGCTTTAAATCGATCGGAAAAAATAGACGACACAGATATTTGAGAAGAATAATTATTCACTCCTATGCATTTTTTTCCTTCAATTACAATGACATTTTTTTTATACATCAGTGATTTTATAGTGTCTTTAATGTTAGATATACTATAAGAAGAAAACGATGACGTAAAATTGTTTTCATATGCTATTTTTATGATATAGCTCATCGTGGTTAAAATAATAGTGGACAATATTGTGTCAATAATTGGATTATTTGTACTTATTTTTGAAAATATCGAAATGCGTACGGCGTCATTGAATGTTCTATAAATCATATCATTTATAGTTCCTAATGACATGAGTGTAATGGTATAGTGTGTTGTGATATGCTATGTTATGACAAAGGCTTAATATAGTTTTCTATAATAATATTATACTCCTTCGGCTAAAACTTGTTGAAATTGACCATCGTTTTGGATAACATGTAGTATATAAAACCGAATAAACCACTCGTAAAAATGAAACCATATAGGTTGGTGTTGCCGTCCTTTGAAAACAAAGCGGGAATATAATGGTATAAATATTTTTTGAAAATGGGTAGTTGAAATAAGAAATATAAAATGGCGAGCAAAAGAGGTGTCTGAAATTCATCATATAATTGGTCTAAACCATTATCATGATCGGCGTTCTTATTATAATTGTTAATAATGTCTTCATTATCTTCATTTTCTTTAATATAGTCGTGATTGCTGGTTTGTGGAATATAGTTAGGTTGAATTTGTTCATCTTGAGTCAATGTTTCTGTTGTTCGAGGGATATCTCTAGACTGCAATTGGGTCAACCCGGAAGAGCTGGCTTGTTGCAATCCATTGACTATTTGTGCGATGGTCGATTGATCTAAAGACATGGATGGTTGATTTGTATTAGTGGGTTGTGTAGTGGATATTTTTTCATTCACTGAAAAGCTAACATTTCCTCCAATACTTCCACCGCCGGCGGGGTCGGTTGGTAAATCATTTATACTTGTACTATTGTCGGCCATATAATTATAATACAGAATTTGATTATAATCATATTTACGCATAACCGACAATACAGATTATGTAATTACATCTTTCTTAGAAGCGTCACATTTCGTCGAAGCAGATTTATAAGTATAACATTTATCTTGGTATTTGTATATTTTTCCGTCCATTTCATCTAGAGGAGGGGCTTTAAATATGATACAATTTTTCTCCTTGCAAATGGTTCTAAAGAGAGACGCCAACCCTAATCCCAATATAATCGACATTAAATATCTACCAGTTTTAGTATGTACAAATTTTGCCAAGTACATTTATATTATATGGATATTAGATTTGAATAGGTGTACCTTTTATTAAAGATGGGTTGGTAGGGCATTTTACTTCGACTGATTGATATTGAAAACAATTATCAGCTCTATCCTTATATTGTACTTTACCTACATTATCAGGGTTCGGGTACACATAAATAGTTTTCATATCAGGACCCATAATATAGACAAAAAATAGTCCAAGTGCTAAACTAATAATGAATATGGGTAAGGATATATATTGGTGCATCTACTAATATATGTTATAATTATTTTTCCTACAAATTATATCCACAAATAAGGACCCGTTCCTTTTAATTCTGTTTCGGATTTCAATGGTTCAACTATGATATCGCATCGTTTACCATGCACCATCCAATAGAATTTACCATTTTCTCCATATACTGAAAATGAACAACCTAACACTTCTGATACATTATATGTTTTAATATGTATTCCGTCGTATATGGGAGTAATTTGAATAGAAAAATCGCGTGCCAATGCGTCAATGTAGGAGGGTAAGTTTATAGTCGCGTTATTGTTATTTGTGATTTCACCTGCGCCTCTATAATATACACCCGATTCAGGACCTTCTAGACAAGCGTGCACTAAATAATTTTCCTTTTTAATAGGGTGATCAATAACGAATGTTTTGGTAGCATGAATAAATGCAGTGCCAGTACTAGCCAATTCAATAGTAAATCCAGATGCATCAAATAATAATGTATTAATAGCCGAAAGAGGGGATGAACTTGTATTTCCAGACGTATCTACAATTAATGTCGGACCAGTTGGGCCGGTAGGTCCCACAGATCCTGATGTTCCGGGTCTACCAGAAGGGCCAGTATCTCCAGTATTACCGGTTGGACCGGTTTCACCTGTATGACCAGTTGGACCAGTTGGTCCAGTGGATCCAGATGTGCCTGATGTTCCTGGTCTACCAGAAGGACCTGTATCTCCAGTATTACCGGTTGGACCGGTTTCACCTGTGTGACCAGTGGATCCAGTTGGTCCAGTAGAACCAGATGTGCCTGATGTTCCAGGTCTACCAGAAGGACCTGTATCTCCAGTATTACCGGTTGGACCGGTTTCACCTGTGTGACCAGTGGATCCAGTTGGTCCAGTTGGTCCAGTGGATCCAGATGTGCCTGATGTTCCAGGTCTACCAGAAGGACCAGTATCTCCAGTATTACCAGTTGGACCGGTTTCACCTGTGTGACCAGTGGATCCAGTTGGTCCAGTGGAACCAGATGTGCCTGATGTTCCAGGTCTACCAGAAGGACCTGTATCTCCAGTATTACCGGTTGGACCAGTTGATCCTGGGTCACCTGTATGACCAGTTGGACCAGTGGATCCAGATGTTCCTGATGTACCGGGTCTACCAGAAGGACCAGTATCTCCGGTATTACCAGTTGGACCAGTTGATCCTGGGTCACCTGTGTGACCAGTTGGACCAGTTGATCCAGATGTGCCTGATGTTCCAGGTCTACCAGAAGGACCAGTATCTCCGGTATTACCAGTTGGACCAGTTGATCCTGGGTCACCTGTGTGACCAGTTGGACCAGTTGATCCAGATGTGCCTGATGTTCCAGGTCTACCAGAAGGACCTGTATCTCCGGTATTGCCAGTTGGACCAGTTGGACCAATTGATCCTGGGTCACCTGTGTGACCAGTTGGACCAGTGGATCCAGATGTTCCTGATGTACCGGGTCTACCAGAAGGACCAGTATCTCCAGTATTACCGGTTGGTCCAGCTGATCCAGACAAATCAAATCGCAACCATTGACATCCCTCTGCACCTATTCCCCCTGTACCACCATATGTGATTGATATTCCTGTACCACCTATAAAATTAACATAATCTTCTTTTACTGCAGCTAAAGCTGTATGACCATTTACCTCCCAATATTTAAATGTACTATTCATAGAAATTTTAGCAGTACCAGATTCATCTGTAATACTAAATCCAGAATCAGAATCAAACAATAATGTAGTAATACTACTAAATGATGTATCTGTAGTTCCGTATGTACCTACTATTAATGCAGGGGCAACGCCGGTAGCGCCTGCTGCTCCAGTACTTCCTTGTGATCCAGTTGCACCTAAATTAATACCAGTGTCTCCTGCAGGACCTTTGTCTCCTTGTGCTCCTGTTGATCCTTGCGCACCAGTCATTCCTTGTGCACCTTGAGCTCCGGTAATTCCTTGCTCACCAGTCATTCCTTGTGCACCAGTCATGCCTTGAGCACCCTGAGCTCCTGTAATTCCTTGTGCGCCTTGAGCTCCTGTAATTCCTTGTGCGCCTTGAGCTCCTGTAATTCCTTGTGCGCCTTGAGCTCCTGTAATTCCTTGTGCGCCTT